CCCCGAACATCAGCGGCATCCTCGATCGCAGCGGGCTGGCGACGGCCGTGGCGCGCGGGGCGGATACCAACGCCGATGCCATCTTCAAGCAAATCACGGCGATCGCCACGTCCGCGTTCGTCGATCCCGACGGCATCGTGATCCACCCCTCGGACTGGATGACGATCCAGCTCGCGAAGGACGCGAACGGCCAGTATTACGGCACCGGCCCCTTCGCGCCGCCGCAGTCGGCGACGTCGCTCTGGGGCGTGCGCGTCGTCCGGACACCGACGATTGCGGACGGGACCGCGCTCGTCGGCGATTACGGTGGATCCGCGCAGGTGTTCCGCAAGGGCGGCATCCGCGTCGAAGCGACCAACGCGCACAGCGACTACTTCGTGAAGAATTTGGTCGCGATTCGCGCCGAGGAACGCCTGGCGCTGGCGGTGTATCGGCCCGGCGCGTTCGGGACCGTCACCGGCCTCGTGTAAGCCCATGACGTTCCGACCGGTGTCACCGTTCGCCGTCCTCGCGTTTGTCGTGGGCCTTCTCGCGGCCCACCTGGTGCTGGCGCCGATGTTATCGCCGCCAGCGTCAGCACAACCCGAATCCGCCGCTGCGCTGGTCTCTCGCAAGATCTCCGTCGGCACGACCGAAGACGAGACGCAGATCAAGGCGACGGCCGGCGCGGTGTACTCGATCACGGCGACGAACACGAACGCGGCGGCGCGGTATCTCAAGTGCTACAACCTCACCGCCGCGAACGCCGCGCCAGGCACGTCGACGCCGTGGCTGGCGCTCGCGATTCCTCCGTCGTCTATCCGAGCGGCGCGCAGTTCACCGTGGCGCTCACGTGCGCGCTCGTCACGGGCGCGGCCGACTCGGATGTCACCGAGGTCGCCGCGAACGAAGTCATGTGGTCCATTGCGTATCGGTAAAGAGAGGCCGTCATGCCACGCTACAACTCGGCAACCAATCAGATGGTCCGCAGCGATGCGCAGGCGGACGTCCAGACGATCCGCACGCGGTTCACGGCGGCGCAAATCAACGCCGGCGCGACACTGCTGGCCGCTGTCCCCGGCTACGCGTACCGCATGATCGACGCGCAGATGATCGCCATCGGCGGCGCCGCCAGCGGCGCGACCGATGTCCGCATTCTGGGCACGCGTGCGGCGGGCTCGGTGGCCTTGCTTGCTGTCGCCGTCGCTGCACTGACACAGAGCGCGGTGGTGCGCGCCGGCGCGACGAACGCGGACGTCCTCGCGGACGGCGCCTCGCATACGCCGCTTGACGCCAACACGGCCGTCACTGTCGGGAAAACGGGCGGAACGCTCGCGACGGCGACGCACGTGGACGTGATTTTCAACTACGTGCTCGAGGGCTGACCGTGTGGCCGAGCGGGATGGGGTCGCCGGGGCCATGCATCATCTGCGGGGCTGCGCACACGACGTGTAAAGGTGTGGCCCCCGATTCGGCGCAGGTCGAGCGATTGAAGAATCGGATCGTCGTACCGCTGCGTCAAGGGAGAAGAACCGTCATGGCAGTAGAACGAAAAACGACAGGTGGGAAACCCGCGCCGCCAACACCCGATCAGAAAGACGACGGGTATGGCGGGATGGCGCCGGGATCCTCGAACGCGCGGGCGGTGCGGAACGAAGAGAAGCCGGCGGACCCCGCAGCCGAACCCGAGGTCGACGAGACCGAGGAGGACGAGCTCGAGGACGATGAGACCGTCGACGACACAGACGACACCGACACCGACGACGACGACGAGGCGCCCCCGACGCCGAAGCCCGCGTCGGCCGCCGCACGGGCACGAGGCACGATGAAGCGGACGCGCCGGTAACACGCGATGTGGTTCACCGAACTCCTGATCGTGACGCTCGCCCTTCTGTGGCTGGTCGGGACGTTCGTGATCGAGGGTTCGGCGATCCACTATGTGCTTCTCGTCATCTTCGTTGTGGTCGTCGTCCGGTGGATCCAAGGTCGACGCGCCATCGATGACCAGCAGGTTCATTGAGGCGATGCGGCGATGACCACCTTCATCCAGCCGCCGTTCTGGCAGCTCTCGCGCGGGCGGATCCCGATGCGCGCCGCGGCGATGCTCGTCACGCCGGCGATCGCGATCGCGTCCTCCTCGGTCGCGAACCCCACCATCATCACCACGACGGTCCCACACGGCCTGGCCTCCGGGGACGAGGTCACCATCGACGGGCACGCCGGTTCCACGCCCACGGTCAACGGGGCGCGTACGGCGACCGTGCTGACGGCGACCACGTTCACGGTCCCGGTCGATGTCTCGGTCGGCGGAACGGGTGGCACCGTGACGCGTACGACGCCGACGCCGGTCATCACGCTGGCCGAGGCCAAGCTGCATACCAAGATCGGCGCGGACGTGACGATCGAGGACACGCTCATCGCGGCGTGGACGAAGGCCGCCACCGAACAGGTCGAGAACGACGCTGGCCTCAAGCTCCTGACCCAGACATGGGATTTCGTCGCGGACCGATTTCCGTCCGAAGACCTCATCACGTTGCCCTGGGGCCCGCTCCAGCGGGTCGTCTCCGTGCAGAGCTATGACAGCGCGGGCGTGCTGCAGACGATGAGCGCGTCGGACTACCTCGCCGACACGATCAGCATTCCCGGGCGGATCGGCCTGGCCGATGCCGCAGTCTGGCCGAGCGATCTCCGTGTCTTTCAACCCGTCGTCTTGCGGGTGATTGTCGGCTACGACGCGATCGCGAAGATTCCCGCTCCTCTGATCCAAGCCGTGCGGCTGGCGATGGCCTGGCACGCAGCGAACCGGGAACCGACCGGCCTCGAGCTCGACTCCTACAACTGGCTGCTCGATCCCTATCGCCCGGTCGTGGTGGCCTGACGATGGCGAAGGCGAAGTCGCGGGCGCGAATGGCGAAAGCCGGTGCGGGCGAGCTCACCGAGCGCCTCACCCTGCTGACGACGACACCGGTCGCGGTGCCGGTGACGAGCCTGACCCGGGCCGGATCGCTGGCGACGGCGACAACCAGCAGCACGCACGGGTTCACCACGGGTGACTACGTGACACACGCGGGTGCCGACCAGGCCGAATACAACGTGGAAGCGCAGGTCACGGTGACGAGTCCGACGACCTACACCTTCACGGTCGACGGCACACCCGCCACGCCGGCGACAGGCACCATCACGGCGACCTTCACGAGTGATTCCTCGGGCGGACAGGGCACCGGCTGGTACACGCTGGCGACCGTCTGGGGGCAGATGCTGCCGCTCAGCGCGAGCGAGCTCCTCCAGGCGCAGGCCATCGGATCGCAGCAGGCGTACCGCGCGAAGATTTACTACCGGGCGGATGTGACCCCCAAGATGCGGGTGCAGTGGACGCCCTACCAGTTCACGACGCCGAAGACGCTGGAGATTCACGGCGTGCTGCCGGACGCTGACGAGCCGCGGCGGTTCATGGTCCTCGACGTCGCGGAGGTGATCTGATGGCCTCACCGACGGTGATTGCGGTCGGCGATTTGATGCGGATCTCCGTCGAATTGATCCGGGAGATCGCCGAACAACCAGGTGCGACGACGGAAGTCGTCACGGTCGCCGATATCCGGCTTGAACCGGATGGCACCAAAACGCTGACGCTGAGGCGGGTCGAGCATGCCTAGCTCCGCGCTGCAGCCGGTCGCCGAGGCCATCTTCGCGCGGCTGAACGTCGCCTCGTTGAAGGCGGCGTATCCCACCGGCGCCGGCGCCGTGGGCGGCGTCACGGAGAACCCCGCGCAGGGCACCACGTTTCCGTTCCTGTGGTTCGAATTGAGCGGGACCGACATCGGGGGGCTCGGGCAGGGACCGGACCTGACACGGATCGAGCTGCGGCTGCACGTCTTCAGTCAGTACGCGGGGATGCTCGAAGCGCGCCGCATCATGCGCGAAGCGATTCGGCTGCTGAGGTACACGCAACCGACGGTGGCGGGCTATCGGCTCGCCGTCATCGGCCGTCCGCAGGACGAAGTGCCGCTGCCGTTCGAAGAGCTCAATGGCGTGGCCGTGAAGGAGCTGGTGACGGTGTGGGATCTTTTCGCCGAGGAAGTGCCGGCGTGACCGACCCACAGGCGCCCATCCTGGACGCGTCCGGGCGACCGGCCCGCGATGCCGTCAATCTGAATTGCCCGCAGTGTGGAGCCGGACCGGACAAGCGCGTCCCTTCGTGCGGATTCGGGACACCTGTGCCGGTGTGCAAGATGTGCGGACACGAATTCATCGGCGAGGTGTGGCGTGGCTGACGAGCCGCTCAACGGGACAGACTTCCGGGCCCTGCGTCGGTTGTCGACGAAGGATGACGTCACGCTCGCGGAGATCGGTGAGACCTGCGAACGCGTGCCGGTGGCGAGCCTGGCGCCGCTGCTCGCCAGCGGGAAGATCGAGCGGATCGTGACGGAACCCGTCCCGCGCAGGAAGGCACCACGATGAGCAGATACGGCTCACCCTCGTTCGCCGTGCTCCTAGCCGACGGCTACGATCTGCTCGCGGCGAAGGTGCAGAACGTCAGTCACAAGGTCGAGGCCGCGCAGGAAGCGAGCCACGGCCTCGGCGATCGGTTCCAGGCCCAGAGCCCGACCGGGATGCACGTCGCGACGCTCACCCAGGACGGCGCGTTTTTCGACGACGCGACGGCGGGGATGCACGAGGCACTCAACAGCGCGCAGGCGACCAGTCGCATCCTGACGTTCGCGTACCTGGGGAACGTCATCGGGAACGCCTTCGTCGGTCTCGAGGGCGTGTATGCGATGGCCTACGAGGTGCTCGCCAAGAACGGTCTCCTCACGAAAGCGAACGTGACGTATGCGGTGAGCGGGCAGCTCGATCGCGGCATCATCCTGCAGGCGCACGAGGCCAAGACGGCTGACTGGAATACCGAAGCCGCGGATTCGGTCGACTACGCGGGCGAGTCATCACAGCAGGTCATCCCGATCACGTCGAACTCCCAGGCCAACCCGACCGTCGTGACGACGCCCGTCCCGCACGGGCTGACGTCTGGGGACGTCATCATCATCAGCGGCGTCAGCGGATCCTCACCGACCATCAACGGCGAGCGGACGGCGACCGTCATCAGCCCAACGACGTTCTCAGTGCCGGTGGACACGTCGGCCGGATCTGGCGGCACGGGCGGGTCGTTCGTGCGCGCGAACTCGGCGAACGGCGGGGTCGGGTATCAGCAGGTCTCCGCGCTGAGCGGCTTTACGGGCTTCGTCGGCAAGATTCGGGACTCGGCGGACGACGTCACGTATGCAGATCTGATCACATTCGCGAACGTGACGTCCGCGCCGAACGCGCAGCGGATCGCGGTGTCAGGAACCGTTGATCGCTACCTCGCCTACGACGGCAATGTCACCGGGTCGGGGTCGATCACGCCGTTCGTGGGGTTCAGCCGGTCATGATCGATGATGCGAAGCTCCAGCTCACGCGTGACTCCGCCGCCGAGATCGAGCGGTGCGCGACGCGGCATATGGCGGTCAGCGAACGGCAGGCGACCGAGTACGTGATGGCCGCCGAAGTGCGCCGGCAAGCGATCGCGCTGAAGAAGGCCTGTGAGAAGTGGGCCGATGCCCGGGCGTATCGGGCCACACTGACGAACAGGGAAGGGATACTGATCAAGTCGTAACCGGCCCGAGTCCGCCTCGCCTCATCCCGTTCATTCACGCGGGATCGCGCGCTGGCCGCCTCCAATTTACAGCGCCCCATCGCGGGGCAAGGAGACGGCAGTGGCGAAATACGGATCCGCGTCAGTGACCATCTCGATGGATGACGGGCCTGGTGGCACGCTGCGGGTCATCACGCCCTACGTCACCGACATCGGCGGCGTGAAGCTCGAGGCCCTCCAACAGCAGACCAACCCGTTCGGCGTCACGTGGCGTCAGGAAAGCCCGATCGGCGTGAGCAACGTTCCGGCCATCACCATTCACGGGTTCTTCGATGACACGGCGACCGTCGGGCCGCATGTCGTGATGATCGCGCCCGATGACGGGCCCAACGATCTCGAGCGGACCCTCGTGATCGTGTACGGCAACTCGAAGACCGCGACCATGGAGGGGCGGCTGGTCAGCTACGAGGTAATGGCAAAGAACAACAACCTGACCGAGTACGCGGCGGTCTACAAGCCGAATTCGCTGGTCTGGTCGTGATGTTGTGTGTGCGCGATTGTCCGTGCCGTCATTGCCAGCGCCAGCGGTTCTTCTGGATGCTGCAAGGCTGGTGTGAC